AAAAACTTTCTGAAGAAACTAGAAAAAAATTAAAAGAATCTCATTTAGGTAAAAAACAATCAGAAGAAACCAAATTGAAAAGAAGTCTTTCTTTATCTGGTCGTAAAAGGCCACAGGAAGTTATTGATAAGATAAAAGAAACTAAAAGAAAAAATAAAATGAATACTGTGAAAGAATATCATGATAATCTTCAAGACCGTCCGTTGGCGTAATTTCTTATCCACCGGTCAAAATTTTACTGAGATTAACTTACTCAAATCACCAAACACACTCATCATTGGTAATAATGGTGCTGGTAAATCCACGATTCTGGATGCTTTGTGTTTTGGTCTTTTTGGTAAACCATTTCGTAAGATTAACAAACCACAACTTGTAAATTCAATTAACAATCAGGCAGCTGTAGTTGAGATTGAATTTGCTATTGGTAAGAAACAATACAAAGTAATTCGTGGTATTAAACCAAACATTTTTGAAGTTTATTGTAATGATAAGTTGGTTGACCAAGATGCCAAGGCAAAAGATTACCAAGAACACTTAGAGAAATTCATTCTCAAACTAAACTTCAAATCGTTTACTCAAGTAGTTATTCTTGGTTCAGCATCGTTTGTTCCTTTCATGCAATTATCTCCAGCAGATAGACGAGCAATTATCGAGGACTTATTGGACATTCAAATCTTTTCCTCAATGAATGGATTGGTAAAAGAGAAAATGTCGGAGATTAAAGATAATTCTACAAAGACCAAATATGAAATGGATTTAACTTCAGAAAGAATTAACTTCCAAAAACAAAGTATCGAAGAACACAAAAATCGTTCCGAAGAAGAAATTGCCAAAAAGAAAAAAGAAGTTGAAGAAAGCATACACCAAACATTTACTTTACAGAGAGATGTGGAACTAATCCAAAAACACATTGATGTGTTGAATAAAAAGATTGCCGATAGATTGGCAACAGAAAAGAAAAGTTCCAAGTTGTTACAGTTAGAAACCAAATTAGAATCCAAACTAAAAAAATTAGAAAAAGAGGAGAAATTCTATGAAGAAAACCACGACTGTCCAACCTGTAAGCAAGGTATCGCTGACTCCTTCAGACGTAGCCAGCTTAGTGGAATCCATAAAACAAAAGGAGAAATTGGAGTTGCAGTTAAAGATATCGAAACTCAAATCCAAAAGGCAAATGAAAGGATCCAAGAAATCCAAAAAATAGTTAAGCATATTCAGGAACACAATAATGAAATCGTTAAACACAATTCAACCATATCAGCGGTCAATGCTTACATTACTAAAATCCAAAAAGAGATTGAATCTTTGTCTGCACAGAAAGACTCGCTTGTTGAAGATAATGCTAAACTAAAAGAACTGAAAACTGAACTTGGAGTCTTAGTTAAGAAGCAAGAAGAATTGGCAACAGAAAAACAATACTACGATTTTGCTGGTTCTTTATTAAAAGATACTGGTATTAAAACAAAGATTATCCGTCAATACTTACCAATCATGAATAAATTGATTAACAAGTATTTGAGTGCCATGGATTTCTTTGTAAACTTTAATATCAATGAGAATTTTGAAGAAACAATTAAATCAAGACACCGTGATGAGTTTGGTTATGCCAACTTTTCAGAAGGTGAAAAAATGCGTATTGATTTGGCGTTATTGTTTACATGGCGACAGATTGCTAAGTTAAAAAATTCAACAAATACCAACTTGTTGATTTTAGATGAAGTATTTGATTCGTCTTTAGATGGTGTTGGTACAGAAGAATTTTTAAAACTGATTCATGAGATGGGTTCTGATACCAACATTTTTGTTATCAGCCATAAAGGTGACCAATTATTTGATAAGTTCCGGAGCATAATCCGGTTTGAAAAGAAAAACAATTTTAGTCAGGTGGCAAAATGAGTGAAGAACTATTTAAGTATAATACAGAAGAAGCTTTAGAAACCAAAAAAACGGAAACTGTTAAAGTTCCTTTGTTTCCTTTAGTGCCAGAGAATCATCCAATTCTCAAAGAAGCATTACCAGAATTTGATTTTAATAATCCACCTGTTAATCCTGGTGAGTTTGCTTCTTCTTTGGTAGAAACCTGTAAACATTATAAAGGTTATGGATTGTCTGCCAATCAATGTGGTTTTAGGCATCGTGTATTTGTATGTGGTGCTGAAGATAATTATGTGGCATTTTTTAATCCAAAAATAGTTTCATCCGAAGGTGAAGCACACATGGTAGAAGGTTGTTTATCATTTCCACTTTTAGGTTTTAATATTACCAGACCAGCATCTATTGTGGTTGAATACCAAGATTATAGAGGTAACGTACAAACAACACCACTTACTGGCATATCTGCTCGAGTTTTCCAACATGAGCTTGACCATTTGAATGGTATCGTGTATACTCAAAGAGTAAAACCTTTGGCCTTGCAACAAGGCATGAAGAAGCGAAACAAAATATTGAAGAAAATTGGTCTAAAAAAATAATGGCAACACCTATTGAATATGTAGAAAAGCAATGGAAAGAGTGGTCTGAAAAGAACACCACATTTGAACACATTGATGAAGAAGCGATGAAAGAAGTTCTCATCAAAGATTTAACTTATGCTTCTCAAATGGATGTTCGTGAATATACTCTATACCAAAAATGGTGTGAAGTAAAAGAAAGATATCCTGTACATGATGTCTCTACATTATGGGGTTCAGAAGTAATGATGGTTGATCCTGAACAAAGGAAACTGGTCGATAAAGTTAAAGCAAACTTTTGGATGCCAGAATCACCTGATGATTATGAGAAATTAAAACCTGTTATGGTTCTTTCAAATGGTCCTGATGCCGAAACTTGGAATGCCATTAGAACATTCTCATCAACCATGAAGAACAATTCTAACATTGGTCGTAATCTATTCTACATTCTTACCGATGAAGTAACAGGTAAATATCTTGGTGTTATCTGTATCTCCTCAGACTTCCTGGACTTGACTCCAAGAGATAATGCAATCGGATGGTCGAGAGATATTAAGACACAACAACATATGATTAATCATACTGCGATTGGATCCACCATCGTTCCGTTACAACCACTTGGTTTTAATTACATGGGTGGTAAATTATTGGCATTAATGTGTTTATCGGACACAGTACAAAAAGATTGGAAACGACAATACGGAGATGTTCTTGCTGGAGTTACCACAACTTCTCTTTACGGCAAAACAAAGTCAGGTGGTCTATCTCAATACGATGGACTGGAACATTGGAATCCAATGGGATTTTCATCAGGTTCAGTTGCATTTGAACCATCAAGAGCAACTAAGAAACTTGTGTTTGACTGGATAAAAGAAAATCATACCCGTAAATATTTTGAATGGTGGGAAGCCAAAAATACACAAGGACTTCCACTTAAACGTGACCATAAGAATCGTTCATTGAACTTTGCGTACTCTAAATTACAGATACCAAAACAACTGATTCGTACCGAACATCAACGTGGCATTTATTTTAGTCCACTCTATAATAATACCAACGAATTTCTCCGTAAAGAAATTACGGAAGATAAACTGGTAAAATCATTTGATACCAGTGAAGAAACATTGTCCAATATTTGGAAAACGAAATATGCCAAAGGTAGAATTCGTCAGCTCCAAAAGAAAAACAATGTTTCATATGAAACTCTTTTCTATGATGATTTGATTGAAATGTCTTGGGAAGAGACCAAAGCGAAATATTTACCACAAGTAGGTCGATAAACGCTTGACTTTACACATACATAATGATATGATGTGATTACTCGTATATGCGAGGTTTTATTTTAACTATGAGGAGTTTTATTATGGCATTATCAGCTAAGCAAAAAATGTTGGCCACTTTGAAGAAGCAAGATGGTTACAACACGTTCACAACCAAACAAGCACAAGCTCGTTTCGGCATTTCTAATGTTGCTGCTCGTATCGATGAATTGCGCCAAGAAGGTCATTGCATCTATACAAACAAGCGCACTTTAGAAGATGGTCGTAAGATTACTTACTACCGTTTAGGCACACCAACCAAAGCTATGGTTCGTGCCGCACTCAAAGCTGGATTCTCTTTCACAGCCTAAGTTTTATAAGAGGGGCTTGTCCCCTCTTTTTTTCTTCCCTTATTTGGAGCTCAAATGGAAATATCAATTAAAAAAGAAGATTTACAAACAAAAAGTCTGTTTGTAGCAACACCAATGTATGGTGGAATGAATCATGGTTTATACATGAAGGCTTGTTTAGATTTACAAGGTCTTTGTATTCAATATGGCATTCAAATAAAATTCTCATTCTTGTTTAATGAGTCCCTAATTACACGAGCTCGTAACTATTTGGTTGACGAGTTTATTCATCGTTCCGAATGTACACACATGTTGTTCATTGATTCGGATATCAATTTTAATCCACAAGATGTTATTGCTTTGTTGGCGATGGACAAAGAAGTTTCTGGTGGTCCTTACCCTAAGAAAGCCATTAAATGGCGTGCTGTTAAGAAAGCAGTAGAAAAGAATCCTGATATTGATCCAGAAATTCTTGGTAAAGTAACTGGTGATTATGTGTTTAATCCTGTAAAAGGTACTGCACAATTTACTGTTACAGAACCATTAGAAGTATTAGAAATTGGTACTGGTTTCATGATGATTAAACGTGAAGTATTCAAGAAAATGGAAGAAGCGTATCCTTCTATTCGTTATAAACCTGACCATGTGGGTCAAGCACATTTTGATGGTACACGTTACATTCATGCTTTCTTTGATACAGTAATTGATTCTGAAAATTCTATTACAGGTGGCGGTTCTGACCGTTATCTTTCAGAAGATTATATGTTCTGCCAAATGTGGCGTAAGATTGGCGGACAAATTTACTTATGTCCTTGGATGAAAACATCACATATCGGCACATATCACTTCCAAGGAGATATGCCAGCTGTTGCTAATTATGTTGGAGAAATGTAATGTATAATATTGAAAAACTAAGAGAATTGTTGCTTAAGATTCCTTATCGTGCAATTCCAGCAAATACTGTTTCTAACATTGAAACAATTCAGAATTTATATCGTAAGGAAAAGTAATGCGAACACCTGATGGTAAAAATACTGTGCATGAGCGACCAGAAGATTGGATGAAACAACATTTGGAAAGTAATTTTAAAACAATGGCTAATACTACATGGAGATATGATTATGAAAAAAATACTGTCACCAATGAACCATATACATTAAGATTACAAGATAATGTAGTAAAAACATCTTATGGTCCGGCAGATTATCAATTTGAGCATCCTCCTATTGATAAAATAAAAGCATCACAAACGGCTACAACAGGTGGTCGTAAGTTTGATGGTGGTAAATTGCAATATGGATTATTACCACCAAATGCACTTAAAGCAACAGTAGAAATTCTTACTTTTGGTGCAGAGAAGTATGAACCAGATAATTGGAAATTAGTACCTGATTCAAAGCGTAGATATTTTGATGCCGCACAACGGCATTTATGGGCTTGGAAATCTGGTGAACAAAATGACCAAGAGTCTGGTAAGAATCACTTGGCACATGCGTTGTGCTGCTTGATGTTTTTGTATGAACATGATACAATTAATTTTTTAGATAATGGAGAAGTAAATGAAACTATCAAATGAAACACTAACCGTATTGAAGAACTTTTCGAGTATTAATCAAGGTATTCAATTCAAACAAGGCAAGAAACTTTCCACAGTTTCTTCTAGCAAAACCGTGCTGGCAACAGCCAATTTAAAAGATGATTTTCCAAAAGAATTCTGTATCTATGATTTGAATGAATTCTTGTCGGTTCAAGGTCTTTATAAAGATTGTGAAATCGATTTCACCGATTCTGATGTTATCTTTAAGAGTGGTAAACGTTCAGGCAATTATCGTATGACTGCCAAAGAAATGATTGTTACACCACCAGAAAAAGAAATCAATCTTCCTTCTGTTGATTGCGAATTCACTTTGACCGCTGAAGATTATGATGCTATCATGAAGGCATCAAGTATTTTATCTTCTCCAAACATTGCTGTTAAATCTGATGGCGAAACAATTAATGTTGTTTCATTTGATGCTAGTAATGATGCCGCACATACCAATACAGTTGAAGTTGGTCAAGGTAATGGTAAAAAATATAGTATCGTGTTTAAAACCGAAAACATTAAATTGATTTCTGGAACATATGATGTAAAAATTTCATTCAAAGGTATTGGTCACTTTAAAAACACCAAAGAAGATATCCAATATTGGATTGCTTTTGAAGCTAAAGAAACTAAGATTGGAGAATAATTATGTTAGTAACATTTACTGATGCAACTTCTGGTGGTAGTGTTGCCGTTAATCCTGATTATGTTGTTGCAGTATTTACGGCACCTGAAGGTGATAATGCAGGTAAAACTGTAATTGGATTGATTAATGGTAACTTGGTTGCCAATGAGTCGTATTTGGATGTTGTAGGAATTTTACAAGGACAATTGAAATAATGCCAACTATTCAAACATTATTTGGCACTTTTGATGATAAACAATTGAAAGAACTCAAAGGTGCCGTTACAGAAATTAATGAACACATGTTTAACATTAAACAGAAACAAAATCAAATTAAAGAGATTGTTGATGTTACATTTGAGAATCTAAAAGTTCCTAAAAAAATTATCAAGCGTATGGCTAAAGTTTATTATAACCAGTCATTACAAGAAGAAGTAGCAGAGTTTAAAGAATTTGAAGCATTATTTGAAGGTATTACAGAAGTAAAATAAGTAGTTTAATATATTATGGGAGTTTGTGATGGAACATTTATTGTGGGTCGAAAAGTATCGACCAACCAAAGTGGAAGATTGTATCCTGCCGGATGCAATCAAATCCACATTTATGGATTATGTCTCTAGAAAAGAAATACCGAACCTTCT